TTTTCCGCTTTTCATCGTAATCCCTTCGGTAGTTTCTGAGTGCGTCTAGTCCTTGCTTGACCTTTGGCACATTGAACCAGCATCGCGGGAGAAGCCTTCGTACCGCTTGGATGCCATCATCGACCCCCATGCGCGGGGCTACACGAATGTTTAATCCAGCATCGGTTAAAACCTCTAAACGGCTTTTTCCCGTCCCGAGTTCCCGCACTTGTACATCGTGAGGTAGGATTTGCTCGGCTTTGTCCCACCCATTATGCCTTAACCAATTCACATAATTGTCGAGTCCGACCCCATTGTTCTCGTAAAAGTCGATCATCCGGATTTCTGAACCCGCTATCTGAGCCACCCAAATCGCGGTTGAATCGCCCATTCCTAAGTCCCATGCACAGACTGTCTTACATAGGTCATCACGGGGAAACGCTTGAATGTGGTTCTTTTCGTCCAAATCGTTCAGCAGTTGACCGTAATAAGAGCCCTCTACCGCTGCGTCAAACGAGCATTCAAACTCTTGAAGGTACTTAGCTTCCCCCATCTCAAGCCGAGCCGCCCTAAGTTCGGCCTCGCTAATAATTCCCGTTTGAGAGGCTTTGAACTCTAGAAGTCCCCACCCGTCCTCAGTTTCTGCCCGATCTCTGAGGTCTTTAAAGTGGTTGCGACCCTTTGGAGTCCCCATAAACAAATTCCATCCGAGTCTGTCAGCCAATGCGGGTCGGATTACATCTGTCCATATCTTTGGGTTTTGGTCGCCAATCTCATCAAGAATCACCCCATCGAAGTACTGACCGCGCAGTGAATCGGGATTGTCTGAGCCATATAGCTGAATCCTACGGTTCCAAAAGTCCACCCGCAACTCGGATATGTTCTCTGTACCGCCTAACGGTCTTGCGTACTTCGTAAGGTAGTCCCATGCCACCCGCTTTGCTTGCCCGTATGTTGGGGCAATATAAGCGTAGCGCGGAGCCTCTTTTTGGTTCGTCACTGCATCTTTAATCAGATGGTTGATCGCTGATACCGTCTTTCCCATCCTACGATGGGCCACCACCACCCCGAATCGTTTAGCGTCTAGCAGAGTGTGAATCTGCAATTGCTCTTTTCTCGGGGAGTAAGGGATTACGATGGATTGTTCGGTTGCGCCCATGTGACTTTCATTTCAATGGGATTGTTCGCGTCTCCGGCGTGTTCTGTCCTTGCCAGCTTTGGAATGTGATACTCCACCACTGATTGAAATAACTCAAATGCCTTTGCGGGGTTTGGCTTTATGTCGTGAACGGGGTCGCCCTCTGCTACCTTGTCGAGCCAAATAGAGAGCCTCCATGCGTTTCCATCTACGAATGTAGCTATGGCTTGTCTTGCCTCAGATGTGGCCTTGTTGGGCGTTCCTATGCCCCTGCCGCCGTGTCTTACGCCACTCATATAGCCCCCACACTAATTTGGGCTAATTTAGTTTTTACTGCTTGCTTTTGCATTACCAATTCCTTTTGGTTTGTTGGTATTACTTAGTATATAGCAGACTGAGTTCCTCATCTAGCTTGCGGCGTGTTTCGGGGTCTGCCAGTAGGCTTGCGGGTAATAGTCCAGCAAGAATGTCTGATTCGTTCCGGCGCATTGGGTCAAATGCTGCGAATCTTGACCGTAAGTCGCTCGGGTTAAATACGAGTCGCTCCTTATCAATATCAACACCGGAATAGCCTCTGTCTCCTAATTCTTGATTTGATAATCGTTTCCACTCTTGAATGTTGAAGTTTGGGTTTTCGTTGGCTAACTGTTGCCGGACAAGATCGGATACCTCTGTTCTTGTGTCCACATTTGCCATCTCGCCCCTGCTCATCAATGGCATTGTCCTTGCCATTTCTCCACCAGCATAGCGTTCAGCATAAGCGGGTTCAAAACTTGTATACACACCCGCACCCATCTTTCCTTTTACCGATGGGGTAAATGTAGAAAAGTCTTGTGGCACATCAGTGGCGTGATAAACATCAGTCTCAAACCCCATAGCCTTTGCTCTGTCCATCGGCGTATTGGTTGGCGGTAGTCCTAACCCACCTTCACTGATTGGCAGTGCTGCGTTCTTTTGAGCAGTGTCTAGTGCCCCTTGTTGGGGGAACTGAAATGGCGCTTTTTCTCCATCCCGTTCAAGTATCTTCAAACTCTTTTCTTCGCCGGGGAAAACCACAAAATTGCGTGTTCCTTGACCCGTTTCTCTTGAGAATTGATCTAAGTATTTGATACCGGGTATTCCTGCATCACTCAATCTTTTAACTATTTTGGGGTCTTTTAAATCAATAATTGCTTGTGGCGACAAGTTTCTCATGCGTACTTTGTCGTTTAAAAAATCATTGAGTTCAAATTGCCTAACTCTAGATAATGGCGAATCTCCGCCAACAAGTGCGGTACGCATTTTTTCAATTAAGTTTCGCTGTTCTGCCATTGGCTTATCCCAATCAAGCATATTTGCGATCTTGTCATCCGGTAGATCAACCTTGTACAAAGTTCCGGTATTTGGTATTCCGTCAAATTTGCTTAAGTCAATGGACTTGGCAAATTTCGTAGCTGCATCCCACCCAAACTCGGGGTCTGTAAATTGCTTTAAGACTGTTTCGGGATGACTATGGGTCATGATGTTTTCCCAATAGGCCAATCTAGCACCAGCATCTTTTTCTAATGCCTTGTTGTTTGTCCTAAAAGCCTTCTCTTGATCTTTTTGGGCTTGCTCATACCAACTATCTATGGACTTGCCTTTGTACTTTGCCTTGCTCGTATCAAACCAATTTCTCTCCATTAGCTGATAGTCTTTTGCTACAGATGGATTTTCAGCAACATAAATGCCATATCCAAACGACTGTGCGCCTTCCCCTGTTCCTATTTTGGATGCGTCAAATTCACCTAATAGGTTTTTCTGTGTTGGTGGGAATTTATGAGGTGTGCCGTGATATGTAATCAACTGCATAGGCTTTGGCGTTATGTCACCAAGCAAAGACCGTGATGGCATACCCGACATTACATCTGCGATCTCTTGCCCTGCCATCCGAGCCGCACCCCTTGCCGCCCGTCCAGCTACCGGAGCCATCGGAGCCACTGCCATTGCCGCATCTAAGACTTCCGGCTTTACCTTTGTAGTGCCGCCAATGCCACCCGCGCCCGTTGTCAGTGGTTCCCCGTAGGCCAACAGATTCATTGTCTTTGACACTTCCGGAACCATCAAAAGCCGCATCAACCCTTGCATTTGTTGCGTTTGGGTCGGTGAGTACAGTTTTTCTAGTTGGTCAGCCAATAGCCCATAAATGGGGTTTCTCGGGGTCGGTCGGATGTAGTCCATGATCTCACCATTTAACCTTTGATGCCCACCATGCTGCGCTCATCTTGCCCTTTTCGATGTTCTCAGCGTGTCGGGCTTTGAATGCTTCGTTGCGCTTTGTACCGTCCGGTGAGCCTTTTACACCCTGCTGTCCAAAACGAATCAGCTTCACCTCATCCCCACTCTTTGCCAGCACCGCATGACTCTTAGTAGGGTGGGATGGGGTTTTCTTTGGGGCGTTGTACCCCGAGAAGGACTCTTTGCCGCGCTTAATCATTTCATGCGTTTACGCATTACCTTTGCAGCCTCACTCAGACTGATAGCAATGGCTTGTTTAGGGTTCTTCACCACTTTACCGCCTTTGCCGGAGTGCAGTTCACCAGCCTTGTACTCCGACATTACCTTACCGACCTTCTTTTGTCCGGCAGGGGTCATCTTCATCATGATTCTTCACCTTCGGAGTCATCAGTAATAGGGCCACCAACAATCCATGCCGAGCAAGTGCGCTTTGATGCACATTTGAAATGGAACACTTCGCAGTAGCCCAAATCACCCGCTTCGATCACATCCCATGCGTCTGCATCCTCACCCATGCCCTTGTCGATGCAGTCCAGCATCTTAGTGGTCTGAATGAATGCCGCACAGTTACCGCAAGTTGATTTCTTTGCTTGACCAGCAGAAAGCCGCCAGCCCTCTGCCAGCTTGCGCCAATAGTCGTTGTTTGGTTCGTTGGGGTTCATCGGCCCATACATCGCTTTGTCGATCGCTTTTTGGCGACACTTCAAGTTAGCCTCAACATCTTGAGTGGCAACGGGGCATGAATCGCCCTCAGCGTCCATTGCTTTGCTTTGTTTGATCTCGATGCTGATTTCAGCAGCAGGGGCAAGAAGTCCGGTCATATAAACCCTTAAAAAAGAGGGGCCGAAGCCCCGGCCTCAGACTGTTCACTTGTGGGAGGAAGGCCACCAGCATCGGTTAATCGTATTCTAGCGGGATTCCTATGTCTCGGGGCCACAAATCCAACATCTGCATTGTAAAGACCGTTTTCTTGTGGGCCTCAATCCATAGGCGTTTTCGCTCATCTTTTGACAGATGTTTTCCTTGATCTAGTTCTTGGTGACAGTCTTGACAGAGTGCAGCAGTATAAATATCGCTTGCCTTTATGCCTCTGCCCTTGCCATGTTCTGACCAATTGGAGTGTGCCGCTTGTACTGACCCGTCCCGTCCACAGTGCTGACAAAGCAAAGAGGCCACATTCTTGAGGTGGGTCTTGCTTCGGTAATAGGTGTATTTAGGAAACATCAAGCCCATGTTTGTCCTTTGGTTGTTGATGGATGGAATCGAACCAACGACTCGATTGAGGCCACAGCAGTCATTTCCTACTGCCTCGGAGTTCCCCTATCCGTTCTACCAACTGAACTACACCAACACGGCTGAAGATTGTTTGTCCAACGATTGAAAGCCTCATATGGCTAACGATTGCTGGCAATCCCCATGCGTGTTAGTGTTGGTGCTCCCATGTGGCAGGGTAGGTAGCAACTGAACCAAAGCACCACGGGGCCAAACCGTTTACACCAACACCTCTATGCTACCTCAATTCCTTTGTTTGCTGACCATGCAAGCAGCCATTCTATGAACTCGCTTCCATCTTCAATAGTGAACTTATGAGACTGCAACCCCAATTGAACCACCCTTTCGCCATCAAGTGAAGGGGCTACCTTTCCAATCTTGCGATTAGTCTCATGTGCCCATTGGTCTATCAATAATCGTTTCCAATCGTCCGCAGTCCATTTTGAACCCGCGCCATTCATCGCAATATATATTTTATGGATGATGCCGTGAAACATATCATTTTGTTCTGCGCTTCTACGCGATTGTTTTATTTCAATCCGCAGTTTCTGCCCTGCCATCAATGTGGCTTTGATTTGAGGCCACAAGTTTTTTAATACTGCGTGTCCTTGTTGGGGGTTATATAAAGTGTAGTTCATATTTCTTTCACCATAATATCTATTCCTTCTTTTGAAGAATAAACCTTTGTTAAGTGCAAATCCACTACTTGTTTGTCATCAAGATAGACGATGCCATTCATGCCATCAAGTACAGCCTTCACTATGTTGTCAATGTCGGGCTTTTTGGTCGGTCGTTCCACTCCTTCAATACAAGCGATTTGGCGCGTTTTTGAGTAGGATGGCGGTATGGGTATTCCGATGTGAAGATAAGCCGCTACAGCCCCGATTAGAGGGCTTGTAGACCCCATCGCTTGTTTGGCGTAGGTCTGTATCGACTTTTCGTAGGTCAAAGTCTTTGCATCGGTGTAAGTTTTGACAAAGGTTCCTTTTCGCGCAAAGCGGGGTCTACCCTTTCCGGCGACTTGTGGGACAGTGAAAAATATTTGAATCATTTTAATTGTGTTGCGTTGCTCATGTCGATATAAGCGTTTGATCTGATTATCTGACCACCGTTTATATTTTTCTGCGTTGCTGTTTGGAAAATGGTTATCTCCGGCACATAACCAATGTGGTTTGATATTTGTTGGACAAGCAAAATCTCAGATTGGTTTAAATATAAAAATCCGGTGAACGGGACACATAATGCTTTTGCGATTTGCTTTCCCTTTTCGAGTTTATCAAATGTCACCAACCACTGATAATTAAATCGTCCGATGAATTCTTCAATGGTCAAGTCTCTGCATTTAGTTTCAACCACCCGCATGACTTGATTTTGTTTTATCAGCAAAGCGTCAATGTCTGCGGGTTTGTCTTTTGGTGTTTCGCAATACTCGTAGTCCGGAAAGTGTTTAGCGAATATCGCCATCGCTCGGGCCTCCGCTTTGAGCGATTCTCTCCCTCTCGGCGTTTTTATGTCCATCAATGCGCTCCCTCACCAATCGGGGTAGGTCTGCCCACATTTCGTGCGAATCCCTCAGTTCCTTGACTTGTTGACGGGTGTAGTCGAGCCACCCCTTCGTCATCGCTAGTTGGGCATAGTGAGAAGTCAAGGTCTCCAGTGAGGCATAACGCTCGGTTGATGATTTCGATGGGGGGTCGGTATCCATGCTTGACACGCTCCAGCAATTCGTGTGCTTCAAAATAATTCATCAAAACTCCTCATCGAGCCAATGTTTCACGGGTCGAGTGCTTGGCAGCAAAGCCTTAATGTCTCGCTTAACGGGCTTGCTTCCCTCCCATTGGTGCTGACTGCACATCGGCTTACCCATGTCAACCGACCATCGGCGAGAGCAGCCGGGGACAGAACACATCAAGCGTTGAATTTCATCAAAGGTATCTTTTTTTGTTTCCGGTTTAGCAAAGCTCATTTTTGGTACTTTCCATCAATAATTTTGGCGAAATTGGTTGCGTTCACAATCCACACAAGGTCTGGTCGCCATGTCCTGTCCTTGGTTTCAAACCCGTTTGCCAGCTTGGTATCGTTGGCAATGTATCCAAAAAAAGAATCCCACCATGCCAACCCATCGGATTGGTTGCCGTAACCGTTCGGGCTGAACACTGAGGGCTTGGCAGCTTGAAGCCACCTTTGCCGGAGGTTGCTTTGTCGTACACCGTCCCACACTCGCGGTTGAGCAAGTTGGGGTAAATGCTTTTTGTAAAGATTCAAAATCTCTTGATGTGGACAAGTCGGCAATCCTGCCGACAAAGAATCTTTAGATTCTTTAATCAATGGTTCTTGGTTAATGGTTAGTGGTTCTTGGTTAGGTGGAGGTTCGTCCACACTTTGTACACGGTTCGTGCTTTTCTCTTTACGCTTTGTTTCCCTATCAATAGCGATTCGTTTGTTTGTGTCTGCGTTTTTGTGATACTGCAAGAGTTCTTCAAGAATGCGATCTTGCACATATTGCCCATCAGATGACAGCTTAAAGAACCTACTGAGAACAAATTTAACCGCATCAATTTCGGCCTCTGTTGATGCCCAAGTCCAATCTATTGCCTGTTCAAGCGTTGGAAAAACCTCACGGTCATAACACGCATCAATTAAAAGCGTGTACGCACCGTGTTGAAGCATAGTCAAACGACCCGTTTTTTTGGCGTAATCGCCAAGATTTCTCTTGTAGTAGTGCATGAAGCATCTCCGCAAATCTCCCAGAAAAGAAACTACGGCAGGCGGGGAGTTCGCTTTTCGGTGGAGTAGCTACTCTCCACCTATCCGTGTTTCAACAATCTTACATCAATGTCTAATTCAAATGCAACTACTTTTTTTCCTATCCACCACTTTGGTGAGGGTTTGCACCGTTCTTCTAAGAGCATTTCTTTCTGAAAATCCTTTGTACAGTCATCACAGATATGGACGGGTTCAGCTACGATTTTGGCGTAGCCGACCCATTCACGGTAGTGCTTTTCAGATGGGAAGCAATGAGGAAACATGATTCATTGTGCTAGATGTTGTATTTTTGCACATTAGGGAAAGTCCTAATGCACATTACTAAATGTAGTGATACAGTACATTCATTCCCCAGCACATCGCATAGGGTCTTTTAGGAAACACATGAAAAATCTATCCTACACCACCGAAGTCCACAGCATCGACTATGGTTATCTCACGGTCGAGTTTGACTATTTCGAGTCCGATGATTCTGTCGGTCTTTCAGAAACCTACGATTGGTTTGCATATACGGTTGAGGCGTTTGAAGATGAACCTGCAGGTACTGAGGTCACCTACGAACTGACTGCAGCAGATCAAGCATCAATCTATGCACAGATCAAGAAACACCATGTCGCCATGCTGGAGGACTTCCATGCGTAACAGAACCAAATTCCCCCGCACATTTAACGAAGCATTCCCCAACTCATTAGAGAACGGGGCTTGCATTGAGATTCATGTAGCGCAATTAACCTTAGCCGATAAGGTAGTGCGTGTGGTGAGCCTCATCGGGCTTATCGTGCTTGCTCTTGACTGTTTTATTTGGAGACCCTAATGGACGCTGATTACATCATCAACTCAGTTAAACAAACCTCAGAGACCCTCTACCGCGAAGGCGATACCGATCAAGTCGCAAAGCTGCTGTACCGCATTCAGATGTTGGAAGGCCACATTCGCGTATTGGTCAACCACATTGATAACGCCCGTGACGAAATCAAAACCCTCCAAACTGAACTCATTGCAAAGGATTCCAAATGAAAAACATCGCCACCGCTTTGGTCAAAGCACAAAAGGCTTTTGGGCCAGCTTTAAAGACCGCTACGAACCCTCATTTCAAGTCACGCTATGCTGACCTATCCGCTTGCGTTGAGGCTGTTATGGACGGTTTAAACGACAACGGTATAGCACTCATTCAGAAGTGCTATGACTGCGCCAATGGCGTGATGGTCGAGACGATGTTTGTTCATGAGTCGGGCGAGATGTTGGAGTGCGGGATTCTTCATGTCCCCGCAAGCAAGCAAGACCCACAAGGGTACGGGTCAGCACTGACATACGCTAGACGCTATAGCTTGATGGCAGCTTGTGGCATCGCACCGGAAGATGATGATGGGAATGCTGCAAGCAAAAAGGTTGAAAAGCCTACCGTTCTGATTGCCCCTTTAATCGCTTCCATTGATGCAGCCACCACAGAGGATGAATTGAAGGCAGCTTACTTTGAGGCCATTAAGGTTGCCGGACATGATGCCGCAGCTAAGAATGCCATCATCGTAGCCAAAGACTTGAAGAAAGCGAGTCTGTAATGGAACAAGGCAGCGAAGAATGGATAAAAGCCCGATTGGGCCGCGTGACGGCCTCTCGCGTCTCAGATGTGATGGCAAAGCTAAAGACGGGTGGGTATGGTGCGTCACGGGACGATTACATGGCCCAACTCATTTGTGAACGGTTGACGGGTGAGAAGGCTGATTCCTTCACTAACTCGGCTATGCAGTGGGGCACAGAGACTGAGCCATTGGCCCGAGCGCACTACGAAATGGTCAATTCTGTATTGGTTGAGCAAGTGGGGTTTATTCCTCATCCGGACATTGAAATGGCAGGAGCCTCACCCGATGGGATTGTGGGCGATGGAATCATTGAGATCAAGTGTCCCAACACTTCTACCCATATTGACACTCTATTGTCCAAAACAGTGCCCTCTAAGTACATCAAGCAGATTCAGTTTCAGCTTAGATGTACCGGAAAAGAATGGTGTGATTTCGTTTCCTTTGACCCGCGACTAAAAGGGTTGGAAATGTTCACCAAACGAGTCGAGCGAGACGAGAAGTTAATCAGTGAAATGGATGCCGAAGTGGTGAAGTTTCTCGCTGATCTTGACACAAAACTAAACTTACTTTTGAAAGAAAAAAATGAAAAAGATTAAAGACCTCATCGCCTCAAATGGCACATACAAAAATCAAGATGGTGAGGAAAAGAACCGATGGGTTACGGTTGGTGGCTTATATCAAGACGGTAACAAGATGACTATCAAGATTGACTGCCTCCCTGCCGGTGGCAATTGGAATGGTTGGTTAAGTTGTAAAGACCCAAAGCCACAAGAGCCTAAGTTTGAAGGCTTACCCGCTGATGAGGATATCGGGTTTTGAGTCCGGAAGATGAAGCGTTTGAAGAACTCAGTCGCAGACAAGGTGATTGGGGACTTCAAGGGTCGCGCAAACACCAAATAATCCGATACGCTGAAACCAATGCGCGAAACGAAGTGATTGAAGAAGTTGCCCAACATATTGAGAAATGCTCTCTAGCGTTTGGCAAAGACACGATTCAATCGTTTACTGCTTATGTGAGGAACATGAAGAAATGAAAGCACCACCTCCGAGCAAAGAACTTTGTCTCATGATGGCAAAGATCAACTATCCCCGTGATTCAACACTTAGTTGGACATGGCTATTTGCATGGGGATTCCATGAAATGTATGTAGACGGTTGGTATGAAGATTGGAGACCAAATGCCGCCTAAAAACAAAAAGATCATCAAGATCAATGCAATATCACAAGCGTACTTGATTAAGGCAATGCTTGACGGGACGCTGACTTGTAAAGAGTTAGCAGAGGAAACGGGATTGCATTATGTGACTGTTCTGCAATACACGAGAGAACTTCATGCGGTTGGTGCTGCACATATCTGCTTTTGGGAGAAGGACATTCTTGGACGGGATTCCACTAAGGTCTACAAGATTGGTAAAGGAAAAGACGCAAAGCGAGAGAAGATGACGGGCGCACAGCGTCAAGCACGAAGCAGATCAAAGCGGTACAACATTGAAATGAATCAAAGGATGGCAGCATGATGCGTTTACCAAAGCCAGCAGAAACAAATGTCACTCATAACAGAAGGCACATCGGTAGTGTTTACACAGCAGAACAAATGCGTAAGTATGCCGCCAAAGCAACAGAAGAAGCCAATGCAAGAGCAAACGCATCATGGGAACTGATGTGCAAGAAGATGGTTGCGTTTGAAAGAGAAGCCATCATCCAAATCATCAGAGAAACACCATTCAGCAATTGGTTTCAAGCGGATGTGATTGAGGCCATTGATAAAAGGGGACAAGCATGACACCACAACAAATTGATGCCATGAAGCTGGCGCTTGAGGCGTTGAAGAAATGCCATTACTACATGATTGGTGCGGGTTTGCCCAATCAGTCTTTACTCAATGAGGCATTTACGGCATACAAGGCGCTAGAGGCCTTGAAAGAACACGCCATGCAAGAGGTGCAAAGGCTTGGGCAAGAGATTGAGCAAGAGCCTATTGGCTTTGTTCCTCGGTCAGTAATTGATTGGCTATCCAGTAAGCATCGTTCTTCAAGCGCAAACATTACAACAACCATTTGGGCTTCGCCAGACAAAACGTCGGAAAACGCGGCTATTTACATTTCACAACCACAGCCAGAGCAAGAGCCTTATTCTGTCCAACAAGCATATGCAATGGCCCAAGTCTGCCTTGATTTGCACGAATCCCTTGGATGCAAGTGGGGTGACAACCCTTATCTGACTATAAATCAACTCAAAGCATCCCCACCACAGCGCAAGCCGCTGACACACAAAGAAATTTGGAATGCAATTCGACCACTCACACAATCAGACGCAGTTTGTATGTCTTTGGTTCAGATAAGCATGGATGAATACAGAGCCATTGAAGCCGCCCACGGCATAAAGGAAAACACATGAAAGCACGAAAAGTATTCCACGCACTGATGTCATCAAAAGGCTATACAGATGCCGATCTAGCCATGACTGGCGACAAGTACACAAACCCTGCTATGCAAGGCAGATGGAACTATTTTCTGGCAGGCTGGGAGATGAGAGGTGTGATGTGATCGAGACTATCTTCACCATCTTTGCTTTGGGGTTCTTAGGAATCGCTCTAGCTGTTCTTTTTATCTGTTTTATGGTTTGGCTTGCCCTCAATGAATCCTAAGAGTACGAATAATTCCGGCATGAAGTGTCCGGAGTGCAAAGCAATCTCGTTTGTTCAACACACCAAAACTGAAGAAAATATGCTTGTCAGACGAAGGGAGTGCTATAACGGGCATCGCTTCATCTCACATGAGAAAGTCCTCAGAATGGTCAAGCGTCACAAGACCGATAAGGCTTGATTGGTGTGGTTGATTCTGTCCTCAAGACCGATAGTGCCACCGTTGATCTTCTTTGTGAGACCCGTCCAATTCGCTTCTTCCGCGAGACGGTTGCAGTCGTGCGTAGACCAAAACCATCCGGCAGTGAGTGCAGCGTATTTCGGAGTGGCGACTAGATCGGGTTCCATCACGAAATCTACGCCTAACGCTTGTCCGGCATGGAAGTAGTTAGCGTGTCCGGTAAGCTGAATGCAGCCTCTACCGCGAAACCGATACCCATCCCCACTAGCCTCATCTCTGTTACCCATACGACCGCTATACACGCTGTTGGCGATCTTTTTAGGATTACGAGAATACTGATTTGCAAAGTCCAATGAAGGGAACCGCTTAGGCCACAGCTTCATTAGCGTCTCAGCCCTATAGTTTAGGTTTTCTTCCAATGTCTTGAAGTGTCCGCATTCGTGTCCGCACTGACCGATAAAGGCAGCTTGTTGGCGTTTGGTAGAGATATTGAATCTGCCAAAGGTCTCATTGAGTGCATCAACCCACTCAGCCCCGATATGGAGTTTCTTTAGTTGGTCAGCGGTTACCATTGATGATCTCCATTGCTTTTTCGTAAGCAGAAATGCACGAATTTAGTTGGGCCGTGTTTCTGTCGCCTTGGGCGATGATTTCGGCGATTGCTGCGAGTGTTGCTCTGTCGGAGTCAGAAGTTTCATAAACCTGTCGGTTAGGTTCACTTCTCTCTTTTGGGCTATCTCCGGTGGGAGTGGGGGCATTTGTGGGGGCTTGTACGCAACTTGTGGACGGGAGGCGCAACCGACCATCACGAATAGCGCGATCAAGACTAGACTGCTTTTGGTTAATGACATTATTGGCCTCCGATAATTTGGTTGATTGTTCGTTCAATTGTTGGGCAAGTTCACGCTCTTTTGCTCGTGCTTCTTCATTCTTTTTGGCGATCTCGATTTGCATTTCAGCGTCACGGTCGCCCCATCCAACATGATGCCCGTAGCCATACGCACCGCCCACAGCAATCATCGCCCCAATGATGAAATAGGGATTAACCATTCTTCACCTCATGCCGAGCAGCAGCGATTTCCTCACGCACTGAGTCAGCTTCTAAATGTTGGGGTGGGGTAGTGGGGGGAGGTGGGGGAGTCCAGCTTTCATCCAAAGGAGGATTGACCCACACGGGCAAAGCTCCGGTAGTAAGAGGTGCGGTAGTAGGGCTAGAAGCTCCGGTAGTAGGGCTAGAAGGCGCAGTAACTGTAGCGGGTGGCGTTGGGCTTACCGCATTAGTTACCGACCCCACAGCCCGTTTACCAACGATGCCACCGATACCGCCAACAATGAGAAGAACAATGTCGTTCAGCATCTTTGTGTAGGCTTGATCTATCGGGGCCATACTCTTGATTGGTTGGACAACAAAAGTCACCGAGTAGAGCAGTGCAAAGACGATGCCGAAAAGAATGATGGTAATCATGACCACCACAAAGCCCCATATCCGGACTTCTAAATCTTCGGGTGTGTATTTACTTTTTGTCATCATCGGCCTTTTCAACTTTGGGCGGGTCAATCTTGTTTGTCAAGATGGGTGCGACTAAATACTCCGGACAAGTCTGCGTGAATAAACATTTTGGCTTTTGGCATTCGGGAAGATCAAACTTGTCGGGGTTCTGACAAACATATCTGTACCTGTCCTCAAAACAAGCAGTTAATGCACTTGTTGCCAACAATATAAAACTAAGTTTTTTAATCATGGCATATGGTGTGTGAAATATAAATCTTCCGCAGCCTTGCGTGCTGTTACCGCTTCTTCAACAGTTGCATAATAACCAAGATGTTTTAGTTTGTAGTTATGTGTGATTGTTGCTGACCACGGCTTTGATATAAGTCTGCTTTCACACCGAACACCGCGATAACCGGATGTATTTGTTTTTATACGATAGATGTTTTCGCTATTTTGCTTTTGTGTGGCAAGGCGTAAATTGATAGGTCTGTTGTTGGTTCTATTTCTGTCAATGTGATCTATTTGCAGCAAAGGCATTGCGCCATAAACATAAAGCCACATTAACCGATGAACATAATAGTCTTTTTGTTCAATACAAATAGCCACATAGCCATTACCATTAACCGAGCCAGCTTGCTGGCCTTTCTTGGCCCTACCACCCATTGTGTGCCGCCAAGTAAAAATGCCATTTTCTGTGTCAGCTTCTAGCAGTTCGCACAATCTATCTCGTGATAAAATTTTCTCAGCCATTTGATGCTCCTTCATCGTGTTGGTTAGAAATGCCATTCGGTTCCCGCCGTTTGGCATTTTGCATTTTAACTTAAACAATTTCACATCCACTCAAAAGCAGAACCACCGCAATGGATATAACAATCACGCACCACAAGAATTTATTTTGACTCATTTTTCATTCTGTCCAAATCTTTACGGTCTTGCTCTAATTGCTGTCGGAGTCGCTCCATCCTCTCGATCTGAGCCTTACTTTCTTTCTGTGTGGCAAGCGTGTCGTAGTAAATGCTCCCAATCAATGGAAGCATCAAGGCGAACACAATCACCATACAAACGAGTGCGACTAGAAACCCCATCTTACTTTTCTGTCCATAACTAGCAAGCTGAAAAACAGAGTCAGATACAGCATGAAAATGAGGCAAACGACCCCGTAGATGGCCTTGTCTTGAATTGCTGAAATCATTTTTCGCCGCTTCCATTCTGCTTCACGAATCCTTTTTTCTTGTGCCAATCTCGCTTGCTCTTGTTCTTCAATGATCTGCACCCTCATCTGATTCACACGGGTGTACAAGTTCCCTAACTCTTTGGGGGACTGATACACCATGATCTCTCTAATTTCCTTAGATAGCTTTTCAAACTGAGTTTTTGCCAATTCTCGGTTAAGAGCAGACTCCATGATGTTCTGATTTGGGTCATAAACACTGCGAGACTTTTCTTCTTCTTCTCGAATGTGGTCAGCAAGCTGTTGCTGAATCTTGAAGAACTGAGACAGATTAGCCGCCAAATCAGCAACGACTCTGTTTTCATCCCATACTTCGGGTTCTGCTTTTTTTGGCTTTGGAGCCTCAACGGGTTTATCAGTAGGCTTTTTCTTGAAGAAACCAAAGAACCCACCAACCTCCTCTGCAATCGCAGTGACTTCCTTAGCAGTCTTTTGCGCCGCAGATATTGTGCCCTTAACATCTTTGTAGAGTTCACATCCCTTTCGGATAGCTGCAACGCATCCGTTTGCCATCGCCAAAAGAGTGAGAGGGTCAATGTCAAAGCCCCAATAGTTTCTTTACGAAATCAGCCGCTACGCCGGGGCCAAGCAACACAGCGAGAATCACAGCATAAAGCAGATATTCAATCTTGCTCATGCGCTTAGACCCATCAGACAGTTGATCGACTATCTTGATGTAGCGTTCAGCGCATATTGCCTCATGCACCGCTAATCGCTTATCCACATCGTCACTCACTTTGCTCTTTCGGTAATTGAGCCTCCGCTTGCTCTTTGATCTTCATCAATAGAGGATAGGCATTCATGCGAGTGGGGAGTTCGCCCAATACATGAAGGATGCTGTTTACTTCTTCAACGGTGAGATTCAAGTCCACATTCATGCTTCAGTGCTTTCAGCTTGTGCAGCAGCTTGAGCCGCTTGATAAGCCGCAATGACTTCAGCAGTCCAAGCCAAATTGCAATGAGCAACGACATTGGCAGGAATGCCCGTCAAGTCTTGCCCCGGCACAAGGCTTGTGCGGTGAAAGGTTTGGCTGATTTGATTGCCATCTTCCATGATGCGTGTTGCTTCACGGTAGAGAACAATGCCGTTCTCAGTGACGGTGATTTGGTCAACAGTGGTTGATTTGGTGATTGACATGATTTCTCCTTAGACGTAGTACACGACAGTAAAAAATAATTGGCAACTTGTATCCATTGGGACATATGAGTCACTAGCGCCAGATGATGTTTGATTTAACCAAATTTCCGTACCAACTAAAAATGGTTGTAAATGCGTTCCTGTGTAAGTCAAACCATTTGCAAACATATTTGCCACTTCATTTTGGATGGCGCTAAATGGCAAACCCGAAATCCGCAAATTTCCTGTCCCTGTATGTGCCGACCAATCAATTGCAATAGAAACATGAACAAATCGACCAATTTTTGTATATACGCCTGTGCGTGTCGAATAAGTGCCAGTGCCAGCAGTTGTCGAACCAACAGCGGAAGGAGTAAAAGTCCCCTCTTCATAATCATCTAGCGTGTTTGCGTCTGATGATGCTGATTGAGTTGCAGGGAATGTGATGCCTACTCCTGTTGCATTTGTTGCTGCCCCATATAAACCTACAGCACCAGTAGTTGAACAATTAAGAATTGTGTTTGAATTTGCTAATACTAGAAATGGGATATTAGATTCAGTTCCAACATAACCAACAGTATCGCCACAACGAAGTACAGCAATTTTACTGTTAGTTGTATCTTGAGAAACAATTCTTGGAGCAGTCCCGGAAACAACTAATTTATAAGCTGGCAAACTCTCCCCAATACCCAAATTCGTTCCATCAAACACCAACGCACTGCCCGTAGTCAGCACCTTTGAGCCATTGAGATAGGCCACACCATTGGCTGTGCCGCCGGACAAAGTAACAGTAGACGATGCACTCAGCGTAGTAAACGCACCCGTACTCGGAGTGGTTGCACCCACAGTGCCATTTACGGGTCCATTGAAAGGGTCTCCATTGGTTCCACTCTGAAAGTCTTTCAGATGGCCCATGATGGCACGAATGGCGTTATTGATGCCACTCGGGGCACAGCCCTCATCAATGTTGATTGATGCTACATCTGTGTTTGAGTTAGCGGTAGCACTGTACTCGCTGATTTTTACTTTTGGCATGATTAGTCCTTAGTCCGGTTGAGCCATTCCGCGCAGTT